GTCCAAAGCATCTATAAATAGTCCAACATCGCTTAGAAGATCACCCTCCTCTCTTTCGTATAGGTCATCTGCCTCAACAACATCGTCTTCAGAGAAATCTTTCCTTATTAGTGTCGTTCCCAAGTTTGTTTTTACGTCTATAAGGTCCGTACCACCACTATCTGCCTCCGGATATGGCTCATTATCAACCTTTATAAACGCCAACGGCTCAACGCTTATAGATTGTGCAACAGGAAGCGCGATATCAGGAGTTATGCTTCCCCCTGGGGCCAGCTTTCCTCCTAAAATTCCGGCCAATATTGTTCCATCGACTCCGCATTCCGCATCTCCAGTTCCAGGCGTTATTTCGCATGGGAATCTAAAGAACATTTGAAGCAGCTGAAGAAATATTGCCAAAATTGTTATAATAGGCTCAAGAACCTGGAGGTCAGCTTCAACTGAAAATAGATACTCGGACAAAACCTCTTCTAGCGCTTTTATTGCCGGCCAGTTTTTGTACTTTATGGCCCTATCAATTGCTTTTATAATCTCGTTTATTGCAGTTATAATTCCAAGTATTTTTTGGATAAGACACTCAAGAAGGTCCAGTAAGTGCAGGAGTAGTCTTAAGAACATTACCGGCACGGATAGCTGTGGTAATAATAATATCAAATCAAATAAACACTGAAAAAGCCTTATTATTGCTTTTGCCAGCTTAAATGGATTTAATAGCGCACATATAACATCTATAATACAGAAGATAACCTGAATCGGGATTAGAAGAACCTGAAAACCTCTGAGGTGTGCTTGAAGCTCTGCTGTCAAATGGAAGGATATGTCACAAAAGCTTTGTATGATCTCTTTCAAGGCGGCGACTTTATCCATCAAGACATTTATAAACTGCAGTGGACCCTCCAGCAGTTTGTTCAGAAGTTCTTCTATATCTGCCAACTTATCCTTAAGAGGCCCGAGTATAAGATCTTCAAATATTTGCTCCAGATCTAGTGTGAACCCGTCACCCAAGAGGGCCCTAACTCTATTTCTCTCTGCATTTGAATTTGATGCAGCAAGTGTCAAACAATCATCTACATTGATAAATGCTAGAGCCTTTGGAACCACTATCTTCGCCTTAAGGACACCATTTTCCATCCTTCTGGATATGACACGACATCTTATATCGTTTATTGTTATTGAAGCATATCTTCTCGCTCCCTTAACATACACTATAAGCCTTTCTTTCGCTTCAAACGTTAGGTTTTCAAAATCACCAGCCTCAAAGACCTCATTGTTGTTTTTTCTAACGACTTTGATTATTTCAGGTATGTTGTACTCTATTGCTGCATAGTTTGATACCTGTGCTTTTAAAAATAATTTTGCTGTTGCCGATTCTGTACTGTCTAAAGAATATGCGGATCTTGGTATCTCTACTCCAGAATCCAACTTAACAGTTGATGGCACCAACAGGTCTTTAGCTCTAGCAATTCTGGAGATATCTGAAGTTGTTACACCCTTCATTAAGGTTGAGTATGATAACTTAGACCCAACCCTGGAATCCTCTACACTATCTGAAGATTTTGCAATCATCATCTTAAAGTCAAAGTTAGTTGGAGTTATAGAAACTGGAATCTGTAGTACATAATCTGAGTTAGCCATAGGCCCATCAGATGCAGATTCGCTAGTTATCATCAACCCATTTCCCTCCCCAAATAGAAGCGAGCCATGTCCAAGTGCTGCCCCATCAGCAATTGTAAACGGAGCCTCTCCTACAAACGCCGCTTTTTCATCCGTGGAGTCTCCAGTAACTATCTCACTCACCCAAGCAGATGATAGGATTAGGGAATCCGTCTTGGGATCTATGGTATAAAGATCGCTAGGAATATCTGTGGTCGTAAGTCCTATATACAACTTATCAGATGTCATAGTGACTTTGAATTTTTTATATTTTGACTCAACAGTTATTGACATATACCCATCTGTAGACGATGATAGATTTCTAAATCCAGCTACCAGCTTGCCAGATTCCTGTTCTGAAGAAAGCGCTCTGATTTTGCCAATTCTTTTTTTATTTATCTTTTGAGTTCCGAATTTAAATTTATGCTTAGCTTTAAAATCATGACCATTAAAGACTATTACGGCCCTCTGTATCTTCGATATAGCAGAATGTTTTGTGCTTTCAACAATTTGACCAGTAGCCGCCTGATCAAACCCATAGTTAGATAACATGCCCCTCAGCGTATTTGACACTGAAGACGAAGATGTTCTTACTATTTTGCTCTCACTTTCATTGTTTGGACCGGATTTGTCACCAAGAACCATATTTGTTATTATTGGAGGCCCTACAAAGGGGGGCATTTTTTTATCAGAGTCCGCCCTCTCGGTTATTTTAAAATAAGCATAAGAGCCATTATCCTTGTATGATTCAGACGTAGCCCACGTATCTGAAGAACCTGGGCTTGCAATCTCGTCTATTGCCTTATTGACTACAAAAACATAGGCCGATTCTGCGCTTATTACGCTATTCCAATTATACTTTGCATATTTAGTGCCAGGTAGCATTAATTGGGCCTTCCTATTTGAAAGCCTTATAAAGTCGGCACCCTCGTCTAAAACATATTTCAGTGTTTTTGGTATATATAATGTTAGCCCATCTTCAGTTTTTGTAACAACGGTCACAATATCTGATTCCGCAGAAAAATGCTTTGCGCTATCTTCATCTGTAAATGCCAAATAACAATGCACTTTTGAGTTCTTCTTAAATACTCCGCCCTTATACTTTAGCTTCAGCTTACTACTCTGTCCGTCCATGGGAATGGGAATACCAGATGCCTCATTAACCCCGGTTTCGTCATTCTTCTTGCTTATTCCGGCTAATTTCAAATTCTTTGACTCTTTGAAGAATGAAAGATAGCTCTTTCCCGGCTCAGGCGGCAGGTCCGATTTCTCAGTTCCTGGCTCTGCAATGTATACTCTTATGGCCGCGCTTTCTGCTCCATATTTATTAACCGCCCTAACAAAGTATGCTCCCGACTCAAGACCTAATGTTGTTAATGGCAAGTCTATCTGAGCAGTAACCGCTCCAGATGTTTTGGCAAACCAGCCCTGGTCTTGCAAGACACCAGGGATATTTTCCCTAACCTCAAGCACCTCGGTCATGTCTTCGTTATAAAATTTAAAGGAAAAGATACCGTCTAAGTCATTTGTGCTTGACTTAAACCTAAACTGAGGCTGTCCGTCTGAAGAAACAACAGGCCCTCCATAATATCCATTTGGGCTCATTGAATCAAGATCCGGGCTCTTGACCGTTAGCGCTATATTTGGACCAGGAACTCTTACCATTTGCCCAATGTTGTCAATAATATACATCGAAAACATATACTCTGAAGTCCCGACATCATCTCCGGGGTAATATATATCTGCAAACTTATCTTTACTAAATGTCGCTATAGCAGTTTCAGAATCCTCTTCATATGTTATGTCACCCTCTATCCAGAATGGCTCTGCAGGGACTTGTGGCTCAGACACGTCTAAAAGGCTTGGCCTTGCAGAGGCTAGCAACTCTCTAGCCCCATAGACTTTTGGATTTGAGAACTTATCATTATTCCTTGCAAATCCGGACGAGGCTTGAATATCCCTATTTGAAATTAACAAATCCGGCCTTCCCATTTCCCCTGCCATATCCATTATTGTTCCAGATAGCTGAGATGAGACAGATAGCGGAAAGCCCAGGTCTGTAACCTCTATATTATATTTATCACCAATTGCCAAAGTATTCCATGCTGTAATTTCGGTTACATCCGATGTATCACGTGGCTTAAATATGTTAAATATATTATCCGGTAACGCGGAAAGCTCTCCTATTTTTCCAGCAATATCCTCTGTATGGTCTGCGGAAAACACCCCCTTTCCGTCACCGCCCGATTCCCAAATTCCAGATTCCATCGGCTTAGTCAGTAATGGTGCTGAGAATATCTCTACCATACTATCCTGTGTCTTTCTAAACCCAGCAATCCTGCCCAGAGAGGAAGTTGCCATTACAGATAGGTAAACCTTCGAGCCAGAGTTGTTTGAAAACTGCCCAGACAGCTCAATGTTTAAATCAGGAGAATCAGATTCTGTTGGCAGGTCATAACCAACCTCTATAAGCTCCAATGCTGGGGGAGGCATGTACTCTATGGAGGTTCTTCTAGCCCCATCGTCAGTTATCATCTCTATAAGAAGAATTGGGGGCTCGTCCTCTGAGAATATATCAGAAGTAAAGCCAGAAGAGTCTCTTCCGGTTAGATCCGGCATCTTTATATATATGGTATCGTTTCCGGCGCTATCTCTAAACACCGTAAAGTACCCACCCAGATCTGGGTTGAAGCTGTCATTTATAATCTGCTCTTCTGACATATTATATATTGGCAAGAACTCAAGAAGACAGCCTTTGATCATCTCATCATTTATCTTTGAAGAATCAAGGGCTCCATCTGTTCCGAAGAAGTCCCCTATTTCTCCGAACGTCTTTCCAGTCACTCCGTAGAAGTCTTTAAACTTATCCTTTAGCATGCTAGATATCTTCCCAAAGACATCTAGTGGAATATATGTTAACTCTGCAAATCTGTTTATTTCATGATTAATTCCAGGATGAGTTCCATCTTCTGGAGTTATAGTATCTATATCTCCATAATAAGTAGAAATATATACCCTAGGTATTTCGCGGAAAGTTGCATTAACGTTTGAATTTGTAAGTCCTTTTTTTGATATATTAAATAGTGACTTATTTATTTTATTTCTTACAGAAACCAAATTTGATAAGTTTGCGCTATCTCCGACCTCATTTACAACCCCCTCAATAGATGAAAACTCTGCTTTTACTTCATCTATTTGCGGCGCCCACTTATCATCGTCTATGCTACCGTCCGTTCCTCCGTATCTTACAATTTGTATATTTTGACCACCTGTTCCAATTTTAACAATAGCGCCGCCAACCAGGGGAAGCTTTCCGGCGCTAACAGCAGCCTTTGGGAATAGGATTCCAGAATCTGGAGATGCAGTTATATCTTGAGTAGTAACTGCCTCGAAGCAGCTAACTCTAATTGAGCTAGCCGCGTCTTCCGAAATCTTCATTGGCACTGCGCCTACTAAAATCATTTTAGATTAACCTCATACTGTAACTTTATATTTTTCATAACCTAGGTTGACACCGAAGCGTTTCCAGAAGTCTTGCTTTCTCCAGCACCCCTCGGCTTCTTGGCGCCTTCTACAATTCTAACCATATTTCCTTTTAAAGTTAGGTCTCCAGATGCACTCTCAATTAGCAAATTACCATCATTCCTTATAATCATATTAGCAGTAGGGTTCATTCCGGCGATAACCATTCCATGCTTTCCGATAGATATAATATAGTCAGAGGCGTATAGAGGGTTTCCATCTCCACCTTCAACGTCTATAGGAACAACGTTTCCGTCTGCATCAGTAACTGGATCGAAAGTTGTCGTTGTAAACCCCTTATCTGTAACATTAACCCTCAAGTCAAACCTTCCTTCATTAAACCCCCTTGAGGCTGAAGTTTCGGGATCTGAACCCGAGTAGCCACCGCCAACGTTTATCAGCATATCTCCATCTGTCTGCATTATCATGCTTCTTCCGTTAGCATCTTTTCCCAGCCAGGCTATCATTGCGCCAGCGGCATCCAGAACAATACTTTTCATATCTTGATTATCTGCGCCAACCGATACGTCGATAGAGCCTTCAAAGTTTATATTAGCACTCTTGCCGCCAGTCTTCTGCCCCCCTTCATCTGGAACCACATTTCCATCAGAAACCGAAAAGCCGTTAGTATAGCGAGGTGAATTTGTCTTGCTTCCGGCCACAATGAGCTTTCCCCCATTATACATAGCCGGAGATTCAGGCTCAACAGCGACTGTTCCCCCATATTGTGGAAACTGGCTAATCTCTTCCGTTTTAAAATTCTCAGTCCTCTCAGTTCCCTCCGGAAAGGGAACCTCAAAAACGTTTAAATTAGAGGTATCAGTTGCAAGGCTTAGCTTTAAAAATAATGGGTTATCTCCAGGATCGCTAGTAGTAAGCCCTCCCGGCCCAATCCAGTAATTAGTAGTATATTGAGTTGGGATTAGAATATGATGTATGGTATTGGCTATCAAGGCTTCTGCCGCAGCATACATATTGTGGTGTCTTGTGTGATTTACACTTACCACGTTCTCTCCCAGTCCGGCATTGAAATACCCACTATTATTCGAATAAGAAATCCCAGTTCGCCGCAAACCAGGTGTATCACTTACAACCTCTCCGGTATTTTCATCTGCCGAAGGAAATACAATTTTCCCATCCTGGTCTCTGAGAGTTACCGGGACCCCCTCTTCAGAAGACTCTAGTAGCGGCAGCGTTTCCATTTCAACCGCATTTTTATGCATTGAAAAATCGGCACTAATTGGATATAATATATTTCCAGTATCACTTGTTTTTGGAACGTGCATTCTGAACGCACCCTCTTTGTCCATGCAAAATACAAAGCCTTTGTCACTAGTATATTCTTTAGTTTCAGAATGTGTAGAGTTCGTAGATAACTGAAAGTGAACGCCAAGACCCCTTCTAGACAACAGCTTTGCTTCAGTCATAGCGTCACTATCGGTTGGCGGAGAGCCAAGGTGTATGGGGTTGTAATTTATATCTAATTTATTCTTGTTTAGATCAACAACATTACCATATATAGTTTCAGTTAATTCATTTTCAGCCAAAAGAAGCAGGTTGTCCGCAGCCTTTATTCTATTCTTCCCACCCAAAATTCCGGGATATGGAGGGGAGAAGCTTCTTTGTTTTAGGTTAAGCTCTCCGTTTATTTTGCCTATTTCATCTTCAAATCCAGAAAAATGATATGATTGGGAAAACTCATGAGATACGAATCTAACTTCCGAAAGCTCAATGTTTCTTTTGGTTCCTAATATGCCACCTACCTTTGTCGGCCTCGATTGCTCTTCAAACAACCCAACTCTTTTTGACGCTATATGAAATTTAGTATCTGCACCTTCCGCTACAGATTCTCTCTCGGTAGACACATGGCTTCTTCTGACTGGCCTAGAGTATGTTTTTGAAGCAGAGGTATTTTCAGACATTCCTTCGTATACATCATAGTAATAAACCCCAGATCTCTTATCTCTAGATAAGGTAGAACCAAATATACCGCTGGAAATTTTAAGCCCTCCGGATTTATCTGCACAAAAGTAGGATTCCGAATCTCCAACCCTCTTGCTACCTCTTTTTAGCTTTCTTGAAAAGGGGACGGTTCCCGCCTTAGCGTCAGTACCCTTCTTTCCCTGATTTACATTTGGCAAAAGGCCGACAATAATATATCCAAACCCAGAGCCTGGATCTACCAGACTGCATGCCACTCGGTCACCTTCATCATATACAGAATTGGTGCCATGGTCAAGGCTCACGGCTTCGAGGTTGGAATAGGAGGTTCCATCTACAGATATAGAGTATTTTATAGGCCCTCTATCATCAGAGTCGATAACTTTAAGTATCGTCCCTACTTTGCCCATTCTATTTATTCTTGACATTTCTAAATATACCTATTTGATTATGCTTCCACTCGTAGACGTGCTATTACCACTCTGAGATGACTGACTTGTAGACGGAATGTTTAAAATTCCAATTTCAATTATGTTAGACATTTGCGTTAGATTATCTCTAATATCTAACCATGTAGACTGCCTTGGGCCATCTTTTGGAAAAATTGCAACATAATCTTGCTCAGTATATTGCTCATCCGAATCTCCTCCAAACTGTATCATCTCGGAGCTATCCCCATCCAAAGTGTGGGAACCATACAGCAGCCTATCCATACAAAGTATTTTTGCCTCTCCAAACTCGTCGCTTCTTCCGGTAAGAAGTGTTATCTGCTCTATTATATTTGACGGGTCTATCGGTGTGGCCTGAAGTCCGTTCGGAAGCATCATGGACGAGGTGCCCTTAGATGTCCCCACTCCAACTCCAATGCCGTTTAGCATACCTCCAAATACGTCTGCCAGGTCTCCCACCGGGCTAGTCTGAGTTATCTGAACCGGGTCTTGAAGCAATTGTTTTATTACAGATAAATTATCCCTAACCTTGGATTCATCTCCACTAGTTTTTGCAAAGCCTCTTATCAGTATTTTCCTTGAGCCCATTACTGATGCGGACAAATCTAACATTATATTAAAAAATCTTTCTTGGTTATTTCTATATGATAAAAGTGTTGCTATGTCTCCATTATAATTTGGAGGAAACACTATTGCGCAATCTGGAGATAAAACCCTGTATAGATCATCCTCTTTCTGACCTCTATACGTGAGAATCCTTCCTCCTAGGGGGTTGGTTGTCAGCTGTCCACCTATTACATCTAGAGGGCTAGGCAAGTATTGTCCCGGAGGGTGCCCATAATTCAGAGACAATGATGTCTGAAAGCTAGAGCCATATGTAAACTGCTGTTGAACACTCTCTATATAATACAGAAGCCCTTTTTCTGGTATAAAGACAACGTCTCCGGGCTGATAAAACTCATTTCCGGCAACTGTCACATTGGCTTTGTTTATCTTTGTTCTTTCTAATTGCAATTGCAGTATTGCATATGGTCTAGACTGAAGCTCTGCATCGTTAGAGAATGGCAATCTTATTGTCTCTGGCTTATACCCATACTGCCTCCATAAATCAAAGTCTGTTGCTCCTGCCCAAAAATACATACCATCCATACCCTTATTTAGGCTGTCCTCAAGCCCAAGAGGCGCAGAACCGAAAACATCAATTCTTGTGGCGTTGGGCGGAGATTCTGTAAATGTAACAGAAATTATTTCATCATCATTAATTACGAATCTTCTTCCAGAGCCTGCACCTAAAAAATTCCTCTCATCATTTTCAATCAGATAGTCTAACGAAGATGACGAATCACTGTCTATATCTCCATTTAATAATGACTTGACCTTCTTTATCTTATCCAAAGATTCATTTAAGTCTATTCCTAAAAACTCCACGCTTAGCTCAGGCTCTCTGCTGCTAGATGTTGCGTCTGTAAATTCACCACTAACTATCGACTCTATGGCTTCAATCTCATCTAATTTTTCCCGATTCCTTTTTAAAATTGTAACAAGGCTATCTCTTTTTGAAATCGTAATGGCTAATTTTTGAAATAATGAATTTATTTTTGTAAGTTTTTGAGAATCACTATCTAAATTCTTAACAAAATCCTCATCCTGAAAACCCTGCTCTCCCACCCCTAATCCGGCTGCGGGATCCATGCCATAATTTTTCCTAAATGTATTTCTGAGCGAAGTTAGCGATGACGCACTCACAATCTCATCGTTATTAACGGGATGAGACCCGAGGCTTACTGCTCTCAAAACGCCGTCATGAACTCCTATCCCAGCTCCACCAAGCGTTGTCTCTTGGAATACCGGATCAAAATCTCCAAGAACCGTCTCCGTATCACCATATAAAACATCTCCGTCATCACTCCATGATACATTTAACGACATACCACTTCCGCTACTCTGATCGCCTTCGCCACCAACAGTGAAGTTTGCCTTTTCACCCTCTCCGAATAACGCTTGTGATATGCCAGATGTTGGGCCGCCAAGGGTTACGGCTCCATCATTTATCCTAACTCCAAAAAATTCTAGAGCCTTCTTTCCAGAATTAACAGGCCTTGCAGCCCCGGTAACTCCCGGTATTAGAGTCTTATCTGGATATTTATTCATTAATAATGATATTATAACTATATTAATATTTAAAGAATGTATTTCCAACCTCAGAGAATCAGACCTAGTGTTGAAAACATTCGACAGAAAGTCTGGTATTACCTTCCTTTCTTCATTTAATTTAAATAACCCTTCCAATACAGTTAATGGTGTTTTATTCCATTGTGGAGGCCTAAACTCAATATGACCCTGTGAATTACAAAAAAATTCAAAATTTATATAACTACAAGCAGCCTTGCACCTCTCCAAAACACTTGTGTATGACGAATCAAACAAGTTCCAGCTAGAGTCTCTAAGCTTTAACAAAAACGGCCTAATGTCCGTGCTGCTATCGTATTGATCAGAAACTATAAAAAGATTTTTATCTCGATTCAATCTAACATCTTCTATTCTTCTTTGTGCTCCAACCAAGGATACGGCCTTTGTAAAAGACGGATCCTCATTCATGTCTTCAGATAAATTTACAATTTTTGGAGAACCATCTAGGTTGAAACTTATGTGTATTCCTTCCGCAGAGCTCAAGATCCCTTGTTCATTTATTAAAGATAACTGCTGCTCTATGCCCTTTCCTATTGAATCTATTTCAACATCCAAAGCGTTGGCAAGAATATTGCTTGCAATGGCCTGTTCATTTGGAGATACATCTGACTCATCTACGGTTATTATTTTTGACCTCTGAGCTCTAAGCTCCGCCCTGCGAGATTGAAGTCCGGATATTGCGCTATTAACCTGGCTCTTCATAATAGAGTCCGCTGATATTTTACTCGCAACATCATTACTCATCGTAATTCTCCTATATGGCTTAAAGTTTCCATAAAAAGAATTCTGTCTTCTTGTTGTCTCTATAATCGCAGTCAAAGGATCTGCTGGGTTTAGCGTTAGTCCGGATGTCGCACTTCGTGTCATAGCCTCTAAAGTTTGCTCCATGTAGGTTTGTACATTGTACGGCTCACCAACAATCAACAGGCTCAGTATGTTTGCTACGTCCAAATTACTAAGTGGCGTGTCAGTTGCTGCAAGAGCATAGCCCTGATTAAAAGTTTTTGTATTTGAAACGCTAGTTGATCTCTCATCAATCACTGTAACTTCGGTTGTTGCAGTTATAATACCATCCTTCCATCTATACACAAACCCGTTCGGGTGCTGAAGTATTCCTGCGCCATACAAGGATCCGGAGCCAGAAAACTGTCCCTGTATTAGATTCCCCTCAGAGGCTGTCTTTCCTGCCAATAATCCTGAGCCATAAGAAAGTAATCCAGACTGAAGAAGGGTCTTGTTTTCACTCAGAAGCTCTGGGCCCTCCTCTGCCATAACCCTTCCTGAGTCATCAACTTTTAGTTTGTATGGGGTAAGCGGATCCTCCAGGATACCCTTTGCGTCTTGAAGAGCTGGATTTTCAACATACTTAGACCAATCAAGCCAGCCCATATTGTCCGAGCAATTAATCGATAGCGACCACTTACCCGCATTGAATGATTCCGAAGTATCTGTAACGTAACCTCCAAATACATGAATCATCCCAAATGAATTATCAGAATAAGTTCTTATCTTCTTATAACTTTCAAAATCTATTCTTCCAGAGGTATAAAGCCTTCTCTCTGCTTCTAGTATACTGTCATCTATCGCAAGATATGAATCATCAAATGACGACTCCCCTCCGGTTCTTGAGCTCCAAACAGAGCCAAACTGATTGGAGTCGTCTTGCTTAGTCTTGTTTCCTCTTATATAAAAATGAACACCATCTGCAGGGTTTATAAACGGTTTGCCCAGATAAAACGTCCTAAGCCTATCCCTAACTCTGTCCATATCCAAAGAATCATCCATTCCGCCGAGCCCGCCCTGCTCTAACGCTGCAGATAGCATAGACGAAGTATCTAATGAAGGGGTTCCAGACCCTCCGTTAAATAAGTCATTAAAAAGCCCCACAGTTCCCTGCAAAGCCTCCTCTATTGCAATTTCTATATCATCATCATTTATCGTCATAACCCTATATGGATCTTCAATCTGAATACTTGCACTACCAATAGAGCCCGCGCCGATTGAGCAAGAGGTTGAAAAGCTTGCAAATGTAGACACCTCTATGACTCCAGTTCCTGGTCCAACTCCATAGTTATCTAGACTGTCTGGGTCTATTATCCAAGTTGTGAGCCTGCTGTCTATAGAAAAAGCATTTCTTTTTATTATATCTAAAACATCATCTCTATATGCCTCATAATCAAGGTCTTCTAATGTTGAAGTAGCAATATTTTTTAGGCTATTAAAGGTAGAGCCGAGACTGCTAAAGTCAGATATATTGCTAGCGTCATTTGCTTTTTTCGATAATTCATCAAACCTAGCCTTGTCCTCTTCGTACTGACTCTGTTCATCCATAGTAAGCCCTTCTCCTAGGCTTATCTTGCCCTGCCAATCATAATAAATGGTAAACCTAAGCCTATTAAGCTCGGACGCCTCCCTGTCCGTAAGGGTTCCCTGTGCTCCGGATACCATATATTTCGTTTGGTCTAAAGCTTCTGCCAATAGGCCCATGTGAATTTCTTTATATTTATCAAAATGATTTTCAAACTTGGTCAAGCTCTCATAAGCCCTTATTTGGGCAACTTTGTATGCAAACAAAGCCTTTGTTGCCCTAAGTAACATTTTCTCTGTTTTGTCCATAAAGCGTAAATCATTATATCCACCAAGGGTGGAGAACGCCTTTTTCTTGATCAAGATTGTGGCATCGGGGGACATAGAAACTATGTTTCTAGTCTTCGGAGTTATGGACTTTGCTTTATTCTGCTCTAAAAAAACAGAATACCCGCTCTCTGTAAGATAAGATTCACTTGGTCTTTGGCCAACGAAAACAGAGTAATCTCCGGCCTGTACATTGCCCATCTTGTCTATAAGACTTGAGTATTTTTTCTCTAACTTTTTGTTGAATGACATAGCATAATTATTATACCTACTGTGACTTATATTAACTTGTCTTTAAAAGAATTAAGAATTATCCGAAAGACTCGCGTAAACATCCAGAGACTGCTCATTTGTATCCTCTCCGGAGTCTCCTGTTAAGCCTTCATTGGAATTAAAACTAGATGTAGGCTTTTGAGATATTAGCCCGCTCGCAGTTCTATATGCCCTCTTATACTCTTCGCTAACTGGAAATGTATAATTATCTAAATCTGTCATATCTTCGGCCATGGGACCAAGAGACTTCTGAGGCCTGCCATCCACACCTCTTGGGTTTCTATGCCATGGCATAAAGTTTGTTCTAAGTCCACTCTTTCTTGTTGCAGTAAATTGAAAGCTATATTCGAAAATACCAGGAGAATTTGCAGACTCTGTTAATGCAAATGAAATAAAGTAACCTCTATATGTTTCGCCATGATGATATAAGTCTATAGATGTAGCAAAGGAAGCTAGTGTTGGTGGCATCTGAAATGTTTCGGCTGCGGTTTGTCTAGAGGGACCTGACGCTGCATCAGTTATATAATCAATAGTGTTACTAACTCCATCCATCAGGTTTGATATAGCGCCTCCAGTAAGAGCATCTCCAAATAATTGGAGACCGGATGATGCATTCGATGAAGAAACATCTGTTAGTGTATCTATAGACTGTTCCTGGAAATCTTTTGCTTTTTTTATCATAAGATCTTTAAATATTATCTGCTCATGTCTATATACATCTCTTAATATATTTACAGCCTCAATTCCTCCGGAACCAGTAGTTCCGGATACATTTATATTTATAAGCCTTTCTCCCCAGTATTGAACTATATACCCGCCCTTTGTCATAGTATCAGATATCAGCTTTCCCTCTGTAATTTGAATACTCTGAGGGTTTATATACAGAGGAACTATCTCTCTGCTCGCAACACCCTCGCTACCTATTGAGCTTATATCAACAGGAAGAAAGAACTTCATTATTTTTCTTTCATAAATAGTATTTGACATTATGTTTACCTTTTTCCTGCCTTGAACTCAAGCTCAGAGTCAATCTCATGAGTCCCCCTTACCTTTCCATCTATATCTTGTAATACTATTACTATTGGCTTGCCGCCATTGAGTTGAACATCCAATGAGCTAGTTGCACCGGGTGCCATTTTCCTGTCACCTTCTCTATTAAATGCGCCAATATTTGCGAGGGGGTCTCCGCCAATCAAAGTCCCCTTGAGAAGATCTCCAATGTTTTTTACCGGGTCAGCAAGAACACTTTGTGCTTTAGACGCATCACCACTCTGAATAAAGATATTTGCCTCATCGTCCATTTCGGTAAGCTCCTTTGTTAAGGCCTGAAGACCCTTTCCATATAGGGTCGTTACGCCAGTTCTTCCGGCCTCCCCCATACCCATCGCCATCGTAGTAATACCCCTAGTCTGAAGTCTGGAGTGCATCAGCATAGCGTTTATCTGCCTATTTAGTTTTTCCATTTCGCCAAGAGTCTTATCCCTACCCTCAATCTCTTCGTCGATTTGTCTTTCGAGCAGCGTGGCAGCATCCTCATCTCCCGTCGACCTAGCAGTCTCCAGTCGATCCAAATAGTCCAGTATTCTTGTTTGGCTTTGAGGATCCGAGACTCCGAATTGACTGTCTAGTAATTGCTGCTGAGAATAAAAAGCCATCTGCTTGGAAGGATCATCAGCAGCTTGACTTGCGGTAACAATATCGCCCCCAGTAAATGACCGTAAGGTGTCCGCCATAGCCCCAGTAAGCATTTTTGACATGCCCGCCTGATCTCCAGTTTGCTCAGCTTCGAGCATTTGAGCCTGAAGCCCTATGCTAGCACCAAGCAAACCGCCGCCTCCTCCAAAATCCAATCCGCTTCTCTGCTGTACCACGAAAGCTGTTGCATAATCTGTAGTGAGTTTTCCGAGGGCTCCGGATAAATCCGAAGTAAGGCCTGTTGCGTTTTCAATTCCCAACCCAAGGTCTTTCATTGTGTTGGTAAGACCTTCCAAGAGTGGCCTTCCAAAGTCCGCAGACATTCCAAGTTTCGTAAACTTAGAAGCAGCGTTATTAAGTGTTGAAGTCACTGTATCTACGTTTAGTCCAGTTTTTGAAGCAATATCTGAAAATGTCGCAAGCTGTTCTATGGCCTGCTGCCCCGTAAGACCCTGTTTTGCCATAGCAGTCTCAAGGGCTCTGGTATATTGACCAAGCTCCATATTCATAGCACCAGCCTGCAATACGGCTGCAGCATATAGGTCCATATCCTTTGTGCCGATCCTAACCGTTGACATCGCATCCTCAATAGAGACATCTATATGCTGAAACTGCTTTGCTGATGCCGCCAACTCTTCTTTGCTTAAAAATCCAAACTCAAGAGTTGAATAAGAGGCCATGTTATTAACAAATCTATCTGTATAATATTGGGCGTCTTCAAATGTTTTTCCAAAAGATTTTGCAAGATCGAAATTTGCTTCGTCTAGATCTCTGTGAAAGGATGTAATAGAATCTACAGACTCTAGCGTGCCACTTACAAAGTCTGTTATTTGGCCAAATACCCCTGCGCCCAGTCCAAGGGCTTTGTTAAACGTTTCCCCCAGGCCTTCAAATAATTTACCGACACCAGGGATGTTTCCACCTAGTGACCCCATCGCTTTTGCAAGCTGGCCAAACCCCTGTGTTGATTTGATTGCCGACTCATTTAAATTATCAAAAGCACCTTTAGATGAAGATAAGGCTTGGTTATAAGAGCCTAGTGCTTCGGTACCTCTTTTCGCTGCTCTGTCTACACTATCAAGAGTTCCGCCAACTGGCTTAAGGATGTTTGCGGCCTCCTCGGCCTGGGCTTGTGTAAACGTTCCTCCGTCAACCAGTCTTCGTATGTCTTCTTGCCTGCCCACTTACCTAGTCCTTATCTTTTATATAGCCTGATAAATCTGATAAGTCACTCGGCATTCTTTTATATCGATTACCGGTTATATCATTGCCCATACTTTGTGCTTTATAATTAGCATGTAAATCCTTATTAGATTCGATAATTGATTTGACCAAGTCGCTATCTTCGAATCCTCTGCTTTCAATCATATCCTCAAACTGCTCATCGGTCATAAACCTCTCGCTTTCTTGCTGTTCCCTAATCTCCTTGATCTTCATTACAGCTTCCGCGTTCCAGAAGGACGCTAGATAATCCGCAATATTGACCATCTGTTCCAGGTCCTTCTCTCTTTCCATAGATAACATAGAGGCGTACCACCGCCATTGGAGTGGGTCTATATCGAGGAACCTCTTATCATCAACTGCGCAATTCCAGGTTTTACACAGCTGCCAACGAAGCCAACTAAAAGGTTCCGATGCTATTTTTTTAAATTTTCGTCACTCTTTTCTTCTTCTGGAATCACCATCTGGTTATATTCAATAAACAGCCTCTCTACTACAGTAAACTGCATATCAGAAATAAGCCTACCCCTCTTCTCAAGAGGTGTTAGGCTATCCAGGCCATCTCCCACATACAAGTCCTCTAGCGGCTCTCCATTGACAGAAACAATGGCCCTGCTCAAAACAGCCTCCCGCATACTCGGCACCCTTTCATCATCAGATAAGGTCATAACATCTTTCATCATGCTTCTTTGTTGTCCGCTAGTAAGAGTTGCTATACTAAAACTAACGCCATCTACATCGACAACACTCTCTTGTCTTCCTAGAAATATTAACTGTCTTAACCCAGACAGTTTATCGTTAGATTCTTCTGTAACACCTAAGTCATTTTCAACTTTAGCGTCATCATCGCCCTCTTCAAAGTCAGCTTTTCTTCTTGCCATTTTTTTTTCTCCTAATGATTAAATAAAAATACTTAACCTTATTACGCATTATACGCTTTTAAAACAAAAAAAGACCACCAAAGTAGGTGGTCTTTTGATTTATCTATATTCTTACGTGTCAGCTATACGCTGCAGATATAAGTCCCGGGAAGTCAAGGGGGCCTCTTCTGCCCTTGCCAGCATCAACAGCCTTTTCAGTATTATCAATCTGAGTTCCTGCGAGCTGCCTGGCGCCACCTGTTCCCGGACTCTCGGCAGTGGGCTTGTTGCCCCTTGTAGTAAACATAAACTCTGCCTGAACAGACGCGTTTTCTGTTATGATATAATCACCAGCACTATATGTCTTGCCTATAGAGGCAAACCAGCAGTTCTTGTAAGTTGTAACAACCGCCTCATCACCAGTTCCAGTATAGTTATCTATAACCATAATATCAAAAGGAATTCTTTGTGATGCCAAGTTTCTAAATCCACGAGCCATTGACTCTGTTATGCTTAATCCGTCAAATACTATTCTCTGAATAGTTAAATCAACAGTTGTTGCGGACTGAGGAACAATCTCGACTATTCCGTCTGTACCTACCTCTTGAAGCCTCCTTAGTGGCTTAGTCTGACTCTCTTGAAAGCTCTGCACAGCGCCAACTGGCTCATTATTTACCATAATGATTACTTGGGTTGATAGACCAGTTCTGGTCTTGCTGTCTAAAATGCTTCCTGTTGATGGGTATGATGCCATTTTTATCTCCTAATTTTAGAGGACTCCAACCTCTATGTCTATGAATATGTAGTTTATTGGGAATGCAGGCTGGAACCTTAAGAAAACGTTCCACTGCCTTGGATCTACCTTATCCCTTGAAACTTTAATGTTTTCAAAATTCGTAACAAGACCTTGGCTAACTAACGCTGACATAATTGATATAACCCTAGAGCCTATAACTCCTTGTGTGTTTTCATTTTCAACAGTCCCTATATACCCATCCAAACTATCTCTAAGAACCTGCTTAACTCTATCTCTAATGAAAACTACTGAAATTTCCTCATCTTCAACATATCCGGTATTACTAGTTGTTCTTCCGGCCAGCACTCTTCCACCGCCAGTTACCGGCTGTAGAACTGTGGCTCCAACATTTCCAAGAGAATTTAGCCTAATCTGCCTATACACCTTATCTCTAAGTAGTGCAAATCCGGTAAGAACCTTTCTTGTTAGAGGTATTGCAACATTTTGTGTTCCGGATAGCCAACCTCCAGCTGCTGCCGCTATATAAAACCCATCAATGTTTGTATTTGTACCGTTAATGTTTCTAACGATAGAGTCTGGATAGAAATATACACATCTCTTGCTTATGTAATTATCGCTTAACTTAAAGTTAACCAAGTCTTCAACATTTCCGGCCAAGATCTCAGCGGCGGTATCTCCCTGAATTCCTTCAATAATTCCAATATCCTCAACTGCGATTTCAGACTCTCCAAGAAGTGCAGCAACCGTAACGCCCTGCTGAGCTCCAATTAGAGCTACCCTTTCCTTTCTGTTTGCAATAGTGCTCATCTGCTCACAATGTGTAACTGCGGCTCTAAAGATCTTAGACCTATTCTGAGTTGGGAGCGGAACAACTATCTGGCAGTCTTGAGCTTCAAGCTTTTCGAATGCATTAAACCAGTTTGTATCAAAAAGGTCAGCATCCTTCTGATCAATGTATGAGATCCTGATTCCATCGCCCTCTTTGATGGTTCCGCTGGTTGCTAAATCTTTGTGAAGAAGCAATGCAGCTCCAGTATTGGTAGTGTCAGCTTCATTCTTTAAGAACCACTTAACATCGACAAAGCTCGATGTTAAGACATCAGCCGTGCCAGTTCCGTGTCCGTAAACAACTACGGTATTATCATCCAACACCGAGTGAATCGTCATCTCATGGTCATCAAGTCCGGTTTGAGTCTGGATGGCAGATTCTGTAGTATACTTTGTTCCTTCGCCATCTGAAGTGTCCTCCACTTCAATAGACTGAAGTACAATAATGTCTCCAACATGACTTGAATCAAAGTTGAATTCAGTCGTTGAAAATGTACTTGTTTCATTTGCAACAGATGCGGTCGATGACCCTGTCAAAACGCCTTTAAACCCAGTTCCTAAGATCTGAACTCCGGTACTGACGATAGTATAAGAATATGCATTATCTGAATCAGAAATCCAGTTCACCTGTGAAGTGTTTGTTTCATTTACTATTCCAGAGGCAAGTTGGGTGTTATAGAATCCGTATTTATTTGGAAATATCTGTGTCTCAACTCCGCTTCTGACTACAAATATGTTAACCTCTGTATCTGTATCAGGCTTGCCGAGCCCAAGACCAGAGTTCGGTCTTGGTATTGGAAAGTAAAGATCATCTCTTTCTGCGTTTGTCCCAACCGAAACTTGAATCCCGCCATCTCCATTTGAGTCAACAGCCTCAAGAAGAGTCTCTGCTGTTCTTCTTGATATTGCAGGCTTACACTGAAGAGCCAAAATTCCAGGCGCTCCATTCTCAAAAGCCATTTGAGCTCCGAGAGCTAATGTATTTGTAGCACTTGGTGTGCCATGCTTTTTAAATAATTCTGAAGTACTTGTAAAAAATTCAGGATCGTTAAGATCTTCAGTAGCAATATATCTTGCCTCAAGCTCGTCACCATTTCTAAGCACTCTTGACTGAACCCTTAGCGTGAAGAAGTCACCAACCTCAAATGGCGTGGCGCCCTCTTTTACTGCAAACTCAAGAACACCGTTTGTATCTAATAGATAATATGTTACACTCACCTGGGATAGCCCCATCTCAACATGAGTTCCGGCTCCAGCACTATTAAAAAGGATCGTTGCGGCTGAGACGCCCATTCCAAGGTATGCACCAGAAGAATCGCGTAGCCCATCCGATAACGAGGCAGTTGAGTCTGAATGATAACGAGCACCAGCAGAAGTCATTCCGTTGTAGATAGACTCAAGGCCAACGGGGAATCCAGAGGAACTATCTCCGTACTTCTGAACTCTACAACGCCTAGATGATGTAACTGCAGTTATAGTGTATCTTCCCTCATTGACTCCGCTACTTATAATCAGAGTCTTTCCGACATCCGCAGAAGTAAAGGAATTTGTTGGAGCCGTAGCAACTTCGATACTGCCACCAGTTAGATGATGTAGATCGCCATTATTATCCCCCTGTATAAACAAATTAGTTGCATGAATAAACCATATAAGATCAGCTTGCGTTTCCGCAAGAGCTCCCTCTTCTGTGGTTATTACAGACCTATCATTATCACTGTCAAACGTAATTGACTTAATTTTAGCTGGATTTGAGTAACCGCCATAGTCTGTTGCTGAAAACTCATTAAACCATATGTAATCACCAGCTAATGCCTGACCATGTTTTACAAGATCGAATGCAGCAATGTATATAGTGTCAGTAGTCGTACCTACAGCTGATGTTGCAGTTTTTGCAGCAGAACCCGCAGAGGTTTCCGTCACCGCCCCGCTCGTCATACCTATTCCTGCCATAAAGTTGGTAGCAACCAAATATCCGTCTGCTACCGGGTCTTTAGTACCAGACATTGCTCCGTCTGCACCCGTTTGGCTTCCGGTATTGCTACTCCACGTATAAGGAACCCCGTTTGCGTCTCTTACAACACCGGTGACCTCTCCTCTGACAGTAAAGGTGCTTTGCCCAGATATAACATTTCCGGCCGAATCGCGAACTGTGCCTACACACTTTGCGGTCCAATTTTCAGCAATCGCATTCGTATCTAAAATATTTATAAGATTTGTAGAGTCGACACCCCATGTTGTTCCCTGGTGAGCTACTACTCCATTTCCGGTATTTCCAGAGCTTGCTGAATATAGCTTTCCATCTAGGTCTGCCAAAGCTGCTTTTTGCATTTCAATAGCACCCTTCGAAACATCAAGTCTATAATCATATTTTGAATCGAATCCGGACGCTCCCCACTTTCCAGTTGTAGAATCAACGGTCGCCTCTGTACCGTACAATAGGCTCTGATTCAACCTAAGCTCTGTCCTTCCCGACTCAACTGGCGCATTTGCAATCTTAAAAAATCTGCCATCGCCAGTTCCGGTTGGACTGTAAGTAATGTTACCATCCTTGCCACTTCCAAACGCGGAAGAGACCACTGTTTCTTCCTTAAGACCCTCGCCCAATACACATACAATGCGCAGTCCGCCAGGAATGGATACACCTCTAGATATAACCCTATCTCTAGCAAACACTCCGGGCTGTACATAACCTGAAATTCCTGGTATATTAGCCATTTAGTTCCCTCCGAGTTTCCAATATCAATTCATTGATTATTATTAGTAGTTTAATTATATTCTCATTTAATTTGTGTTTTTTCTAAAATATCACTGTAATTTAAGGCCGCAACGTCTGCTTGAGTTTTCTGTCCTGGAACAGGATGCCTGGTTGAATCAAAATAGAAAACTAATTTTTCAATAATAGAATCTAGTGGAATCTCAACCCTCCACTCAGAAAGCGTGCTCAGTGTAATATTCTGACTATAAACAAAATCATTAGCATAAGGCTCCGCATTTTCTGCACCTATAGACAAAGATTTTATAAAAAGACCATTAGCCCTAAGATCTTGCCATAAAGAATACTGAAGAGCCATACTTGCAATTTCAGTTAGCTCCTCCAATTCGGAATGACTTTCTGAATATATCATGATGTCGAAAGAAAGCTCCCACATCCCCGCATACACTCTGTGTGTCGGGGTCTTTATTTTGCTTATAGAGCCGTAATTATTCTCAATAATGTCTTCCCTATGCTTCAATGTCATATTTTGATTGAATGACAAAGGCTTGTATGTACCGCCATTTGACTTTACAACTATAGCTGGAAAAAATTTAACCTCATAACGATAAACATCACTTATTAAAATTTTTGTTGTTAGCACGGAGTCAACGTCCATACCAGTTAAGTTTGGTGTCAAAGGATACCCATACTTATCATCTCTATATGTAAATATAGAATCAGCTCTAAAGATATCTCTCATTGCCGATATTAAAAGATTTTTTGGCTGAACTATTGCAACATTTTGAATTATATTATGATCAGAAAAAAAGTTTGAGAAAACCCTGTGATCTCCACTTCCCGCAGCTCCGGGCAATGCTTGATTATCCATCATCTCTATTACTCTTCCTTGTCACCAAGCTCGTCTTTCGAGCTTGTGGTTCTTTTCTTTCTAAAATGTAATGGGATATAACTAACATCTTCTATTTTCGAAGCTTGATCACAAAAGTTTTTAATTTCAGATATACAGCTGTCTAAATTTTTCTTATCATTTAAATCATCATTATTAATAACTATTCTTTTTTTTATTAACAATTCTACAACCATGTCTCCAGTATTTTCAATAGGAGAACCAGAAATAATCTCAATTGAGGAGTTATCCGATAAAAACTTTATCCTTCTATTTAAATCGTTTTTTAGGTAATTTGCTATATTTTTTATAGTTTTATTAACCTCATAACCTCGATCACCCTTGGAAGCTAAAAATTTAATAGTGAACATCACCTAACCTCAAAAGTTTTTATCCCATTCTCAAGATTCACTGTTCTATTTATTGTTTTAAACCTAGAGTGTGAGTACTCCACACCATACTTTCCAGCGGGAAGTCTAACTTCCCAGTAACCATCAGCATTTGATATCTCGCTTTTTATCAAATCGCTGCTACTGTCATAAACGCTTATAGCTACATCTGGTATCGGAACCATATTATTATCAACAATTCGGCCAAAAACTTTCACTGGACCTAAGACTAACTTATCAACACTTTCCGATCCTGTGGAGACACTAGTAGCAGCAACTGCAGAAGCCCTAGCAGAAGGTAATGCTATTGGCTTACTTGATGTCAATAGCTGAGACACCTTATTATTCAAATGTTTTATATTAGTGTCCACAATTTCAATTTTCTTATCAAGAAGATCTACCCTATCTACTAAAGCGTAGATAGCATCTATTGCCGACTGTTCCTTTGATTTAGCCATAATTAACAACCCTTGTTAGAATATTAATATTTATATAAATAAAAATTTATTATTACTCAACTATATGCACTTACTATTGTACCATGGTGCGCATGAGCTACTCTATACCAATTTTCTTAAAAATTCTGAACATCTTTAAATGGAATTCTTTTTTTAAATAATTTTTTCTTTACTAAGCTTAATTTATATACGACTTTTGACATTGGAATTCCTAATACCATTAGTAATTTTCCTAATCGATTGCCTTTATCTGTTGCTCCAACTTCATATGCCATTTGATAAGCCCATGGTATTGCTATCCATGAAACAATGTTTGTAAATACCTTTGATTTTTTCATTACGGATACTATTGGAGTTGCCCACATTCTATAACCATGCAATGCTTCCTTGTTGGACTTCTCCATAATTCTGCCAAAAAGTTTATCTGCCTCGTATATTGACTCATTCATCATGCCTTGTCTGAATAACTCTGAGCATATTACGGTATCGCTAATATGTTCGGCTGTAACATTGTCAACGGCCTCTCCAACGACTATAGTGTTTGATGTTTCGGAACATCCAACTCCGAGCGATACTCTATACTTATTACCATCCTCTGTATCTGCCCTCCACCCATGCCCTGCACTTATCATTCCGAAGAACCAGTCTCTGGGGTAATTATCTGTTCTGAAGTTAGGGATTCCGGGCCGGCTCCAGTGCTCAAATGACTCGACGGGAATGGATAAGGATTTATCAGTTGGAATTTCTAAGTCTCCAGTTATTATAGGAAGATCCGTTATAATATTATTGCTAATTGTAGAGTATGTTAAAAGTCCCCCTACACATATTATTGACGCTCCACAGCCCATTCTTTTGAACCTACAATTACTCACCTCCAAGCCTCTAAATATTCTCCTGCTCCCGTCTGAATTCTTTACATCATCGTCAGAGAACATTTTTGAATCATCAGTTGTGGACGGTTGTCTCATGAGGGTGACCATATATTCAAAGTCACATGCTGATCCGACTGAGTCATTTTGAGCATTCTCTGGTCCAATGAAACTTATGTTTTTAAAAATAAACCGTTCTGTCCCGACTTCTTTTTGTGCAATTGAAACTACAGAAGCAACCCCGCTAACAGACCCTCCACAATCATACACAAAGTCCTTAAGCGTAACTCCATTAATTATCTTACTTGAATCTAAAGTGGAATAGGTGCCTAACTCTATATCTTCTGACTGCCCTATTATAAATAATGATTTATATGCATTAGGTATATAATCGCTAACGCTTGAGAGTGAACATAATGATCGAAAAGAAGCACTTCTCTTTATTATAGTTGACGGACCAACCCCGCTTATAGATATATCTTTATGTATCATTATTGGCTCATCTATATAATAAGTGCCTTCTTTTATGAGTATAGATGGTGTTGCGTTAAAACTGGAAAACATTTTATCAAACATCATCGCATATCTAACGGCGCTTTTTATATCTACAAAGTGACTAAATCTTGTATCGTTTGAAACTGTTATGTCTGAAATAATTTTATAGTCAATATTATCTATAAAAAGTCTTAAATCATATATCGTTATTATGCTTGGAACAGACCCAAGTGTATCTACTTTTACTCTTGCTAAATGTGCAACATTCATATCTGAAAATGGAGATATTGAGCTAGATTCGTATCCCGTTATTATGCATCCATCTGAGTCCATTGCAACATAAAAGGTTCCTCCGGCGACTCTTTGAATATAATCTTCTACGCCTTCAAACTCATACCTTATTCCGTTTACTATCGCAATACCCGCCGATACCGTAAATTTTGCAACATTGCCTATGGCATCACTATCTATTAATACGCCGCTCACATTGCAGCCTCTTATTATTCCAGAGCCCCTAAGCTCATTTCTAGGGCCCTGTATATATCTTTCCAAGAATGTTTCACTGATAATAGTATGGTCTATGGTTCCAGTAGTTCTCTTGTCCAAAACAACAGGAACTCCATTTTTATTCTCTGCAGATACTGTTGAGGTAGATATAACTCTCCCTATTGATGTTGCGAATGCCCCCCTTGATAACGTTATTCCGCTATATGATGACTCGTTAAAACCATAGATTTCTGTAAATATAGTAGACGTTGGGGGAGAGGAGTGCTCAACCTGTAACACTATATATGACATTCTATCGGATGCGAATACTTTGTATAGACCATCTGCGCCTACCTGAACTGGAGGGCCAGAAGATACAAACCCAGGTCCAGACAGGGTTGCGACATTAGAGCTACTCACAGAGATGGTGGCAACTTCATCGGATACTATAAAGTTCTTAGAAACATCAACAATAATCGCCCTAAAACCAGAGTCCGCAAGAATCCCGGACTGCTCAAGCCTTCTTCTGAACATTATATCATTATTTTCATCTATAAATACGTCAAACAATACGCTGCCGACCGTTGGGGTCGGCCCAGATGATATCGGGCCAAGTTCATTAAACTCTAATTCGCTAATTGACGCACAGCATCTTATTACATGGACAATAGAGTTACCATCTAACTCTCCGGAGAAGGATCCTCCATCAAAATCGAGAGTTATTACCGACTGGGTAGCCTCTAGTATTCTGTATGTTCCATCATCTGACGGATCAGTGGATTTTGTTATTATTACCAAATCTCCAGTTCTAATATTACTTGTAATAAAGTCAACGCCACTAGTTGAGCTTATAGTTAAATCTGCAGAGATTTGGACCTCAGAAGAGCTATATGACTTTATCTTTCCAAAACTAGATATGAGCAATCCGTTTATATGATATGCATTTCCGGTAGTTCCCTCAAATTCTTTGTCTAGAACGCTAAGCATTCCAAGCTCTGCTGTCCCATCATTAGACGTGCCGCTACTTATTTTAAGAGTTCTGTTTATTATATCAGAAGAATTATTCGGCATATTATGAGATATTGCAAGCTCATAACATCTTGACATTTTTATCTTATATGCCATTATATTTAAATGATTTTCTATAGAAAATTTATTTATTTTAGACACTATAGTATCTAAGGATTGAGAGCTATAATTAGAGTCATATACCTCTATTTGTACCTCTTCTTCACTGTCTATTGATATATTAAACGAGCCAGAATCTTCCGTAAGTGCAGATGGGTTAACACCCCTTGTTATTATCGTAGCAGAATCTGGGCTTGAAACCTGAACATCTGGAGTGTTTGTCTTATTCCTTCTATATCTAACGGTGCAGTTCAAGCCATTTGAATTATATGATCTGTATATTCTTTTAGATATTGAGCCAAATATTCCCGCCTCACTTTCAGAGACTGGAGATCCATATACGTCCACATATACAAGCTCACCGCTACCATTAAGTGAAAAGCTTTTTATTGAATATGATATATTGTTCTCATCAGTAGTTGAACCAGAAAGTATGAGTAAATCAAATTCACTAATAGACTCTATTGGTGTTGGGTTGTCTGTAAAATAAAATCTTGTAGTCGACTTTCCAGTAATAGCCTCGTAATTAACTTCAGATGATGAGATTATCTCTGATCCCACACCTAGATTTTCATAGCCGTCTATTACCGAACCAGACCTTATGATTCCATTAGAGTTTAGGTTAAGCGTATTATCCCTAAGGGCGACCCCTTCGAGATCTGCCATATCCTCTATAGCGCCCTGAACACTCTCTTTCTTTATTATATCTGAAACATTTGTATTATCAAAGAATACCTGATTGGCCTCATGAGATCTATTTATAGAAGATATCGACTCCCCTGTATAGTTTATATGAGAAGAATACAAGCTGTTAATAAAGCTTTGAAGGTCTTGTTCTGTAAATGAAGTTGTGGCAGAGGAGCTTGATGAAAAATCGGTAGCCTCCTCTACGGTTATAGCCTTAGCCTTGTGTCTGTTTGTCGCCTCTGGATTAACATGAGTGGATAAGATATAGTTTAGTTCATCAACTTTTGCAATTATAGATTCTATCTGTCTATTTAAAATAGATACTTCATCTTGCAAAAGCTGAGTCGGGAAGTCCAGCCTGAGCTTAGACTCCTGTATCGCAGCAACCTTAGATACATCAACATCAATAATGGGGCCAGACAATATGTTGGCCCTGTCCAATGCCTCTTTTTTAATATTACCTCTATCGTCCAAAACTCTATTTAGACGATTAGACACGGTATTTCCAATTGACCCCTGAGGGTTGGTCCCGAGGGTCTTTTCAATTTGAAATATGGCTGACCTTATGCTGTTTACAACATCAGAGCCTATTTCGGTTATATTGTCTCTTACATGCTGTATTTCTGCAGATGTATCTAATTTGTCTGGATATTTTGATTTCGACATTATTTAATACCTATTGCGCACAATACTTTTACGAACTCTCCGTCATCTTCTTCTGGAATATTAACAGTTCGCCATGCAGTTCCGATAACTCTCCTATATTGCTCAAATGTAATATCATCCCTACTTATAGGGATGCAGTGATTTTCCTCTGGAATTAAATAATCTCCATCTTTAGATCCACCCCTTACGACAACGGGAACCTGCCCTACAAAAGAGACGACCTCTCCGGAATATCCATCATCTTTCCATGAAGCGTTGCCAACTAGTGCCGCTCTATTTGTTATAACCATCGGGGTTCCAGGTCCACTTCTGTATATTATAGCCTCTCTTATATACACAACCATCCCCTCCTCTAATCCAAATATCTCTCTATTTATAATTACAATATCTGAGTCGTCATCGTCCTTCTCTAGCTCCTTCTCTAGGATTTCTGGCCACTCATTTATATCACCTATTTTTAACCACTCTCCGAAATCCTGGGCTCCAGTATAGTACTGAACACCCCTTCCTCCGTATGCCTTTGAGTAGTAATGAGAGTGTCCATTGTTATAATCATTAGCACTATTCCCACCGAGAATAATCATAGGGTGTGGCCTGGTGGTTGGATTTAGCCATTTGGTGCGATCAGACAGGGTTTCTCCGGTATCTGAATCGTCATCACCGGTCGCCCTCCACCTAGGGGTATCGATTGCCGGGGCAGTTGTATATACATAATCAACCATTCCACCAAGTGTGCCTTTAACCCTGGCTAGGTGTTTAAATACTGGACCCAGAGGAGACCCCGACCCGTCGACAGGCGTATTACCCACTGGAACTTGTTCTGTATGACAGAAGTTAAAAAACGCTGCTTTTATATCTACGCCATCATTCCCTACTGTTCCAAGGGTTCCCCTTACACCTCCAACGGTATCGGCCCTCTCGATACTTGGGTTATTTTTGCCATCTTGCGCGGTAAACCTTATCCAATTTGATTTATAGCTTGGCCTGTATCCATTAACTCCGAGCAATAACACGCTTCCTTCATATACTCCAAGATCCGCGTCATTGAATTCCTCTGCAGAATTAAAAATTGAAGCAATATAACCGCCACTTCTGCAACCCCTTACGTCAAGAGGCACTGCTGCTTCATCACCCAAAGAAGAATAAGTGAAGCCTTTATCACCGTCAACCCCGCCGGAACGCATTGAAGTCCAGCCTTTTCCGCCTACTCTAAACTTTGATTTGGAATTACCATCATCATCTGTAGTCTGAAGGCGGATGTCTTTGCCCCTTGAGAGGTTCCCAAGGAAGGCATCCTCACCGGCGTTCATCCCTATTAGAACTCCAGGCCCGCCGACCCCAGCCGCCGTCTCGTCGTCAGCCGCTGTTTTTCCAGTAGTAGTATTTGTAAATCTAACATAAGCTCTATTGGATGTGTCTTCATGAATATGAACAACGGAGCCACCATCAGCATGGGGAAGGAAATCTTCTACTCCGATTCCAATTCCTTTTGTAGATTTTGTGTTAAAGAAAGTTTTTGCAATTACCGTTAGACTATCAGATTCCGAGTTGCCTATGATAGTGTCACCGTACGCTTTAACATCGCCATAAAACGTAGAGTCAAGCCAACTACTAAACGTTTCATCACCATCAGTATTATCAGAAAATGAGACCGAACCCTTTGTTTCTAGCCAGTATGGAACCTCTAAGTTGTCAATATAGGTATTTGCCTCTGCAATAACTGTTCCGAATCCTACTTTGTTTTTCGGATCCCAGTATGGGCCAGAATCTCCAGATACGACATTTCCAATTGCAGTAATAAACTGACTTTCAGAATACCTTCCATTTCTCCCTTGTCCACTTATACCAGTTGATGTAACAGAGCTGGTATAATGATAACGATCTGCCTGCATAATGTGGTCATAATCATCACCCTCCTGCGTATCTTGATATATGGGATAAGCCTGCTCGTCACCAAGAGTGTCTAAAAAGTTATTATTGTATTTAAAATAATACCACTTATTTGCTTCCCACTTTTTAAGACGAGTAAGGCTGTTTATAAATTTACAATTTTGTATAGTTATATTACCAACTCGATCATCCTCATCTGAATCAACATTGGCTACAACTATTCCCATGTTATGCTTTCCAAAATCAGTTTTTTCCGAAAAGTCAAACTTTACATTGTCAATCACTACATGGCTATTATAAGAGACTCCATCGCCATCGCTAATCATTGGGTCTAAAATCCTAATTCCAGACAGTCGCATTGAAAAATCTTTTAACAAAACCTTTCCATTGGAAAGGGTATTTACATCAGCTGTAGGCGTAGTGGCAGATAGGCCTGGGCCGGCTATGTGTATGTAGCCATCGTTCTTTATAGCACCGGCACCTTTCCTGTCATCACTGGTCGCCGGATAATCGACATATGTTCTCATTATGTCCAATACAGTAGAGTCACCCTCTCCTACTATATTAACCGGAAAGTTTATCCATGCTCCGCTTTCATATGCTTTATCAAATACCTGCTGCTTAGATGTGTCTGCAAACATGACTCCAACGTCATAAACAATAGTGTGTACACCTGACTTCAAACGTATCGTTGGGACTCCAGCTCCTGGATATATATCAGAAAATCTTTTTGCATACTTAATAGCTTTTGATATATCTCTAAAGTGCCCCATTCCTGGTAGGGGGCTGACTGAAATTGCGTTTAAAACCTTGCTATCCAGATCGCTTATAAGGAGTCTTAGGTCATATCCTGTAACAACACCTCCAGATTTTTCCACAGAGCCTAGAATTGCAAATCCGCTAGCTCCAAACGGACTAGAACAGGGGCTTGAACCGCTACTGCCAGCAGCCGGTAATGCGACTATATTTCCATATTCGTCTAACGCTATATAAAAATTATCAACAGAGTCGCCGCCAGCACTTGGTATCCCGGATAAAAATCCTTCTATTAGCGGTACTTCAAATCTCTTTCCAGAAACATATGCCGCGCCAGCCGATATGTCAAACTCATATATTTCTGATGCAGTAGACATATCTAACGTAACATTGGATATCTCAAGGCCAAAGACAACGCCATCACTTCTTGTTTCGGAAAACCTATTATACACCAACTCTTCTTTTACGCTTGATGCTATATCGTCAATTCCGGTAATTCCGCTAACTAGAGTTCTTATGATCCGCCTAGTCTGCTTATCATTAGAGTATGATCTAGAACCCCCACCGGTTATCTCACCTCTAAAGTTGTCATAACTAACTCTGGATATATGAAGATTAGTGTCTTTATTTACAGGAGGGTAGACATATACTGAAAATTCAAGTTGCGAAGTAGAGCTAGCTGATATTTCGGACAGTATATCACTAACCCTATCTATAAGTAATTTTAATGATATGTTGTGTTTTCCAGATCTTATACTCTGGTACACTCTGTCAGAGGCTAGAACTATAGGATCTCCGCCATCTAATATGATCTGGACGCTTCCAGACGAATTGATTGAAGCGACCATAGATAACTCTATGCTAGAATCATCCCCACTAAAATCAACAATAGTTACCAATGACTGATATTTTGTATTTACATGAGATACATACTCAATCCTTTTATCCAAATACACTTCTTGGTTAGAATCTAAGAATATATCAAGCACCATTCCTGATGTAGATGAGTCAATTTCGTCAAATTCCATAGACGAAAGAGAAACGGAGTTTCTATAAATCAAAAACCTTGTTTCGTCTGTTGATGAACCAGAGAAGCCTACTGATGAGACCGGCTCTGCCAAGACAATCTGCTCTGAGCTTACACTTGATATAACATATGTTCCACTATCATCATCAGAATTTATTATTGTGATCAAGTCTCCGGAGTATATTTTGTTCTCCTTAAAGTCTAAATCTCCACCTATTGATGTTATATAGTTTGTTCCGGAGGAGAAGGACATGTCTGAACCATAAACATCAATCTTCTGACTCAAGCCCTGATATGGGTAACCTTGAATAAAATATTTATTTCCATAAGTAGCCTTAACAACTCCAGAGTCACTAGAAAGCCCCATTCCGTCGAGCGAGCCGCCAGTTACTTCAAGTGTGTAATCAAAATCCTTAGAAGATGGAAGATTATGTGCAATGACAAGCTCAGACCCTCCATTGTCTTTATCCAACCTGTAAGCTGAAAAGTTATAAGAATTTTCAGCAATTTGCTCGTTTATTTTATATACAATAGTGTCCAGGCTTTGTTGTTCAAAACTAGAGTTATACACATCTAATGATACCGAATCTCCACCATCAACGGATATCTCCACGCTGCTCAGCGCGTTCAGCGCAGCTGGCCTTATCTCATTAGTGATTATAGCCGAAGAGTTCGGATTACATATTTGAACCAAATAGGATGAAGATGTAAGGTCTGGGACCTCCCTTGCTGTGGATAGCAGTGAAGTTATATTCCCACTAGTCTTCGTATTCCTACTCATAGAGCCTACAGACTCCGATGATGAGTCTTCGGCAAATGAGCCGAATATGCTAACACTCTCTATCGATGACAAATCAGAGGATAGGGTGAAGCTCTCAATCTCATAGTTGGACGAAGTAATGCCGTCACCCAAAGTAAGTATATCTGACTTAGAGGCTTCCACTCCACTTATACTTATTGGACTTCCAAAGGTTACATCAGAAACCTTTGATGAGTCAGTAGAGGATGGCATTGAGAAGGAAACCGATGTTTCCTCAGATATTTCAACCCCAAAATCTGATGATGAGTCTCTCGTTATCACACAATTGTTCAGAGCGCCATTGGTATGAAATAAATCCTGATGTTCTACAGCTTGAAAAAATGACGCTAAAGCTATATCCTCTATCGCACCCTGAACATCATCCTCGCTAGTTACCTGAGTTATGTTTGTGCTATCAAAAAACACCTGATTTGCTTCATGAGAGCTGTTTTCTTCAGATATGCCTATTCCATCATAATTTATATGCGAACTGTATATATCATCCAGCACCGATTGAAGCGTTGACTCCTCCACTGAGTTTGTAGAAGTTGAGCTTCCAGAGGACCCGATTGCCTCTACGGTTATAGCCTTAGCCTTGTGTCTGTTTGTCGCCTCAATGCTAACATGAGTGGATAAGATATAATTTAGCTCATCAACTTTCGCAATTATAGACCCTATCTGCCTATTTAAGATAGATACCTCATCTTGCAAAAGCTGAGTTGGAAAGTCCAGCCTGAGCTTAGATTCCTGTATTGCAGCAACCTTAGATACATCTGCGTCAATGATTGGGCCGGATAATATGTTAGCCCTGTCCAATGCCTCTTTTTTTAGATTACCACGAGAGTCTAGCGCTCTTGATATCCTCGAAGATACGCTGTTACCAACCGAACCCTGAGGATTAACCCCAAGTGTTTTTTCAATTTGAAATATAGCGGTTCTTATGCTATTAATTACATCAGAACCAATCTCTAAAATGTTGTCCCTCACATGTGGGAGCTCAACAGATGTATCTATTTTTTCAGGATATTTTGATTTAGCCATTTAACCCACCAATTATGTACTTTAATGTCATACATATTTAAATAATTAGTAAGTAGTCTCCATAGTGTCCCCAATTCTATCTGCGGCTAAAAATGCCCCAATAGTTACTACAACACCAATAGAAAAAATACCCCAATTTTTAAGCTCACTTAAGTTGTTCTGCTGCCTCGTTCTGGCAAGAAGGTTTTCGTTTAGATCCACAAGTTGCATATACTGCATTCTTTGCTGGTCTAGTATGTCATAATTTACCTTATATAGATCAATTTGTCTAGACTGAACTAGATTTAACTCAATATACTCACTAAGAAGAAGCTCCTTTTTCTCAAGCTCCTCAACCCTATTTAAAAGTGCAGTAGCCTCATCTATGCTGAACACATAAGAGTCTTTCTCCAGAACCGTTCCGGCTTCCTTTATATCTCCAGCATTAGTGATTCTGGGAAAGAAAAATAATATCAAAATAAATATCGAAATAATAATCTTTTTATTAAATTTCATTTTCAAATCCAACATCTCCAATTTGCTCTGTGGGAAAGTTAATACCAGAATCTATAAGGGACTCTATCTCTCTCTTATTTATATAAATAAAATCACCTTTTATTTCTTTTACAAAAGGCTCTAGATCAATTAATATCTTACTTGATTTGTAAATTATTTCCTTGGCAATATTAGGATTGTTATCCTTTATTGAATTATAAAGCTTAATTATTTTATCTTTCATTAAAACCCCCTATCGTCGAAAAACTTATCTAGCTCCTCATTTGTAACATTACCAGAGGTTTCTATGCTTTCAATTTCTTTTATTTTATTCAAAATATCAGCCTCTTCTTTTTCCAGTAGATTGATTTTTGCTAAATTTATAGACTCCTCATCTTTCAACCTTTCTATTTCAATAGTATGCCTAATCTTTGATAACTCATACTCTAGCATTTTTCTATTAGAAATTTTTATTCTAAATATGATTATTAAGAAAAACATTATAATAGAAAAAATTATAGAAACAAAGATCTTAGTCTTTAGGCTAATTTTTTTAAAAAAATCATATATTATATTTCTATTATCACTCACTATCTACCTCCTTTTCATCAGAAGAATACTTCCTATCAGTCCACCTTCTAGATACATATGCACCAAACGTTGCTGCTAAATATGCAGTCATAGTTGATGCATCCATAAATGAAAATCCAAACTCATATCCATTCACGGATATATTTTGAAATGTAGCTAAAAATAAATTTAGCGTAACAATGAAAAAAGAAATTAATGCGAATGTCAACATCGCATCTCTTTTACCATCTGTATTTTTAATCCAAAGCATAATGACTCCTTTACTTTATGAAAACAGAACAAAAGGAAATGTGTATAGAATATCTGTTTTATCCATTCTTTTTAACGAAAGATTCTGTCTTCCATAATGAGTATACATTATTTTCTCCTTTGTTACATTTAAAACTTCATACATATATTCTATATCGCCAGAAAAATCAAACCTAACTACTATATCCCGATCCCTTATTGCTGGCATGGCTATGGTCCAGCACTGTGGTTCGTAGACCTGCTCAAGATGGCTGTGTGGAGATAACTTTAAGTCCTCTAGGGTATCTTTAAATTTAACCATCAGCTTATAGTCCTCCCTTCTCTTGTTCAGATGTTGAGCATAGCCTCCAGCATATCCGGTTCCATAACATGCTTTGCACGACTTAACTTTTGGGTGAGGCCTGTTTGTATGCATACATCCACATTGTTGGCCGTCCCACACTCTTTTTAGCAAGATAATTGGCTCACCGCTCTGATCTAGCAAGACCTCCTCTCTGTTCAGCATTCTGTCGTAGAGAAACATACCTCTTTGCCCGTTAAACTCCCCTCCCAGGTAACTGCCGCAATCGCCCTTACCCTGAAGAATATGCTGAGGTAGGGGCCTGTGGTATCCGCAAAAATCAAATCCTTGAAAAAACTTCTTATCATTGTCAGTATAGTCATTTACAACAACTCCAACGCCACCCACCTCCCTTTCTAGCCCATATCCATCATGATATGTTGAGGTAGCGGACGCTATAACGGTATTTTTATCCGAACACTCCACAAACAGGCTGACCTTATCTCCAGATATATGTATTGTGGCGGTAGAGTCGCTTAGCCCTCTTCCGCTAGAGTGAAGCATAAACGCAGAATTCTCTTCATCTACGGATAAATACCTAACGACCTCTCTTCCTATTATCAGGTTTCCAGAGCTTGGATATCCGGCAACAGAGTCTACATATACCCTCAGATCATCCTGAAGTAAGTTTTTGGATAAGTATACGGGGTCCGGTATGTAATATACCCCGGTAGCCGCCCCTACCATCTGTGATGTATCTAGTACATTATTATAAGTCTCAAGAGCTCTTGCTGCGAAAAACATTCTATTTCCAGCATCAAATCCTTTTGCTGTAAAAGAACTAGCAGATTCCTTTGCTAAATATTTTGGCTGCTTATCAAATATATCTAGCCTGCTGCTGTTTTGATATATGAGAGTGTATACGTTACTTCCGTAATACCTTTTCTTTAATTTGTTCCACTCTAATTTTATTGAATCTCCACACCCAACATCTGATGCCTTAACTATTCCAAATGAACCGTAAAATCCAGTTTGTATCATTGTAGATGGCAAAACCTGGTCTGTGAATTTAACTGAAAAATTAAGTTTACCGTCAAGCTCATTGCCACTTTTGTCGCTAATAATATACCTAAAAATATAACTTCCGGTCTTTAGCGGTTCATTTGGATCAATAGTTACAGATACACCATTTGTAATTTCAATTATTTTTGATAAATCCCCAGTAAATCCAGTTTGAAAAACTCCGCTTGAAATTATTACCAATCCATTAAGATAAACCGTAAGAGTGCTTTGTTCAACTCCATCAATTTTATCTTCAAATTGCAGAAATAAAACTTGAGCAGATTTTAATACCTGACGGTGTACTGGAGAGTTCAGAGTTAGGATCGGCTCAAGTGGGGATGTCTTAAATATATAAGATGAATTAAAATATTTCCCACTTGAATTTTTAACCTGAATCTTAACCAAAATAACTTTTCCCACAGAAAAGTTACTTATTGGATCTATGATTGCATTTAAGTTATCTCCACTCTTAACTATTTCGGACTTTGGCCCATTATAGTCAGACTTGAAAGCTCCAGAGTCTATTGCCTTGGTGCCATTTATATAAACAACTAGAGTTGCTTGGTCGATGGTTGATCCGTCATCTACAATCGTAAACTCTATGGTAGAGTCTAGATTTACATCCTTCTGACCCTCTGACGGTAGCATGCCAGCAATAGATAACATAATGACTCCAAGAAAAATACTATTCTAATTTATATAGTATTAATTAATATGTTCCGTTAGCTCTTTTATTTTATTATCTTTTTCACTCTTCGGAACATCGTGATACTCTACTAAATCTTCAACATACCCTCTTACTTCTGAATCTGCCCTAGTATCCGCGTCTTGTTTTATCTGATTCTGAAAAGCCTCTATTTCATCCGGTCTATCAAGGTATTCTTTACCTTTATATGGATCTTTTTTCCCGATTCTCTCGATATGTTGGAAAACATGAGTTATTTCGTGTATTAGGTAACTCATTAGCCTATGTATTGGCTCATCTGAAAGATCCTGATTTATGAAGATTTCACCATTTTTTGTTTTCGCCTTTACATCAATTTCCGAACTAAAGGATATGGGTATCCCATCCAGTGCAGAATACTCAAACTCGTTTTCTTTGCAGATCGACCTGGCAATTTCGTTATTCTTTAGGGAAGACCTTAATCTAGATATGGTTTCTATATTTTTTTTTAAGTCTATTTTATTTTTATTAATTTTTTTCATCTTCAAAAATCTCTTTATAAACCATTCCGCTATTATCTGAAATTGTAACTTCTGCAAGATATGAGCTCTGCTCCAGCACAGACATTCTCTCTTCTGCTCTTTTTATCAAATTCTTTAGCCCCAAAACTTCAAATTTATATTCATGTAAATTCGATGGCTTTTTATAACCACAATATGTCAGGCTTAACTCTTCTGGCTTCTTCATGCGCTCTCCATTTAGTTTGTTTCGATAATTTCAGAATCTTCTAGTGAATTTTCCAAATATGAATTGCCCTTTTGCTCTAAAGATATTTTACTGCTTTTTTCACATGAAATACACTCTGATATTTTATTTACATGCCGCTTTACTCTTTTCTGAAGAGATGAGTAGATCTCAAGCAGCTCCATTACTTCTTCGCAACTTTTCTTTAAAATTATTTTCACTTTCATCCCCTATTTATTATTTTCTAGAAAAAACTGAATTTTCTCTAGAGCTATTGATGTATCATTAAAGGTTTTATTATGTTCAGATAAAATCTGCTTCAAATCACTAATTCTTTCTTCGTTTATTTTATTTAATTCTTTAATATTTTCAAGATTATCAATTTCCAACTCTTTTATCCTCCCAGCTTGTTTTGCAAGCTTGTCCTCAAGTGTGTTTGATTTAATTATAAATTGTTTATCTTTGTACATTATCCAAAAAAATGCAAATGCAGAAACAATGCCAAACAGCCCTCCTTTTTCAAGAAGTGCCGTAACTAAAAGTGCTTCCATTTTAAATTATCCTTCTAGCTCTCAGGTGCCTCAACCTTAAGAATGCTGGCGCACCACTGGTTAAATTGGTATATGTTCCAAATCCAACAGGACCTGGACGTATGCTCATCTTTATAAACTTCAACCTTTCCCTATAACTAGTAAGCCATGTTCCGAAGTGGGAGCTTAAGAAGTCACCAAGCGCTGGTGGCTGATAAGAAACCCCTCCATCGCTAATTGTGAAATCTCTGCCTTTCTCTATAAGTGATTGGGACGCTAGTGCGAATATATATGCACCCTCAACTACTGCAGAAGAAAATGTAGTTTTTATAATATCATCAGAGAATCCATATGCTGTAAAATGAGGAATCATGTTAAATTCAGATAATCCCATACATAAAAAATTTGCAAGTATCTCATTTCCAAATACATTGCAATCTTCCATTACCAATTCTCCATAACCGTCTGTGATAAAAGAACCATACTCATCTCTTTTTGGTTTTTTCCCATCTGACCTTAATCTTGCTTTCAAATACTTCATAAGAATATTTACCCCAGCAAGCTCTTCATCTGAAAAATTAAAGCTGACATCGTCCGCCAACTTAACGCTTCCTGCGGTAGTTGCCGCAGACGACGTATCTGCAACTAAAAATTTAAACTCATTTGACAGGCTAGCTCCACCGACTGTAGCCGTCCACTTATCTGTCCACAACCCTTTGTCTACAGTCTTTCCGATGCTATATGTGTATTTATAAAGACCCTCCGAAACCCTGACTACTCCGCTAGATGTGGAGCTCAAAGATGTATCGCCATCAACATCTGTTATTTGTACTTTAGGTGTACTGTCGGCATCTTTAGCCAGACCGTCTGGCCCATAGTACTGAACACTTAAGGTTATATCACCACCCCTATACACTCCATCTCTTGTTGCAGACATAATATCCCCTTTAGTCTGTTGTGGTATACATGATGGACAGGACTGAGCCGTCCCTTATTAATCCACTGTATTCGTCTGTAAATTTTATATCTTTTCCGACAATCGTGTAGTCGACCCCTCTTGTCATAAAAACCCCATCTAAATATACGAGTGCATTAGTTGGAGTTAAATCTGTTTTAAAAGAAAGGCTCGCGGCAGAGGTAACTTGTGGTGATAAGTTTGATGTAACCAACTGGGATGTCCCAAGGTTTGAAACCTCACTATCCTTACTAAGTGCGGTTGCTACATTCAGTTCGGACGAAGTAGACGCTTTTATCAAATATATATCAGGATCATCTTCGTCTAATACAGTTGCTTTATTATATGGCACACCCTTGATGTGTACTCCATTGAAAATATCCCCAGCTAATATATCTGACATGATAAACTCCTTATTTAATAAAATATAAAACTACTTAATAATATACATAAAATTAACAGAAACATGGGGGGAGGGATTTCCCTCCCCCCAATAATACACCACTAAACTTTAAATACAGCTCTAAGCAACACTATGCTACAGACGAAGCAAGCCTTGAATAGCAAGCATAGATTACGTCTCCAGCCTGAGGAAGATCTCCTTGAT